GTCTGATATGTCAGCTGTCGCACGAAACGCCAGAGGCGTATACCTGCATTTGCGTGAAATCCATCAAATCTGGACAAGCCAGCTTTATCCAATGCTTAAGGCCGTTGAATCTCCGCTGGCTAGCAAACTGTACGACCGTGTTGGTGATGCTGTTTTTGGCGCTGCACTTGTTGATTCCAGGCTGAATGGTTCTGACAAGGAGGTTCGCCCATGATTAGTTACGAAATCATCATCTCCACTACGGAATACAGAAACGATGTATCAGTTCGCACGGATGTATCTGTCTGGCACCGTCGCTATAAATCCAGAAAAACAGCGGAACTGAAAGCGGCAGAGATGTGTGAAACCATCTCAATGAAAGGTAGCCCGGTTAAATACGTAACTACGGCGGAGGTGCGTCCATGATCCGCTACATCGTTAATTCCCTGTATCACCGATACAACCGTTGCCCCCGTGTGGGGCAGTGGTTCGCCACCAGCAACGGTCACGTTCTGCGGGTTTGCCTGGTCAGCACCGAAAGCCAGAAAGTTGTGTGTGAATTACTGGGGCGTAACTACACCATTAGCTATCCGTTGATGGCGTTTCAGTCCGGAAAAATGTTTAAACGCCTGGGAGGTGCTCTATGAGCATGGAGCTGATGGTTAAAGCGATGAAAATTCGTGTGGGGAATCCATTGCGAAAACTGGTTCTGATTAAGCTGGCTGATAATGCCAGCGATCAGGGCGAGTGCTGGCCCAGCTATCAGCATATTGCTGATCAGTGCGAGATTAGCAAACGTTCTGTGATGAATCATATTACGGCTCTTTGTGAATCGGGACTGGTAAAAAAAGTTTCCCGGAAAGGTGAAAAAGGCAACTCGAGCAATATTTATCTTCTTCGTCTTGATGGTGCAAAAGATTCACCAGGTGGTAGTGCAAATAATTCACTACCTAGTGCAACAAATTCACCAGGTGGTGCAGGAGTTGCACTAGGGGGTAGTGCAGGAGATTCACCCAGAACCAGTCACTCTTTTGAACCAGTCAAAGAACCAGTCAATGAATCAACTATTGGCGCATCCGCTGACGCGTCTGCACCAGCGCGTTCTGCCCGACAGGAATATTCACCGGAATTTGAACAGGCCTGGCAGGAATATCCCAAACGTGCCGGTGGCAATTCCAAGTCAGCAGCCTTCAAAGCCTGGAAAGCCCGTATCAGGGAGGGAATAACACCGGAGACCATGCTTGATGGCGTGAAGCGGTATGCCGCCTGGGTACGAGCTACCGGAAATATCGGCACACAGTTCGTGAAGCAGGCTGCGACGTTCTTTGGACCCGATCGTCACTTCGAGGAATCCTGGCAACAGCCAGCCGCTCCCGGAGGTGGGCGAACTACCGGCCTCCCGATCTCGGGATTCAGTGAGCAGGACTACGGTTCAACGAACTTCAACTGGTGATTTTTCGAGGTGATGAACAATGTTTGAACAGTTAAAAAAACACTACGCACAACACGACAAAGCGCAATTGCTCAACCGCAGGGCGGAACTGGAGGAGGAGATGCAGTTTGCCCGTGTCGGGAAGCGTCCGTGGCGCTGTGAACACTGGCTGACAAGCGAGGATACTGCTGAGTGTGAGAAACACGGGAAATACACACGTCTGGTGTTGAAAGGGCCAGATGTTCGTGGGGAAACCATCAAACGGGTGTCTGGTTGCCCGACCTGCATTGCGAATGAGCTGGATCAGGTACAGGAGGCGTTACGCATCCTGAAAGTTCATGAATTACTCGACAGGGCTGGTATTGCCCGCCGCTTCCAGAACTGCGAGTTTGAGAATTATCAGGCGGTGAATGCTGACGCACAGAGAAATCTTGAGGCTTGTCGGCGCTATGCCGGTTCATGGGAGAAGTGTCTTGCTGCGGGTACCAGCATGGTCATGATTGGCAATTGTGGTACCGGGAAAAATCATCTGGCTGTATCAATGGCAAAAAATATTATTCGCCACCACCAGGCGACCGTCGAAATTACGGATGTTATGCGACTGACCCGCGCTGTGAAAAATACCTGGCGCCACAATTCAGAGCGTACCGAGGATGAAGTTCTCGCTCATTTCGCCTCACTGGACCTGCTGATCATCGATGAGGTTGGTGTGCAGTTCGGCACGCCTACAGAGATCACCATCCTGCAGGAAATCATAAATGCGCGTTACGAAAGCGTTTTACCGACAATTTTGATCAGCAACCTGACGTTTGAACAGCTTAAAGAATCCATTGGTGAACGGATTGTGGATCGCGTTACTGATGGTGGGTGTAACTGCCTGGTGTTTGGTTGGGAAAGCTACCGTGCGCATATCAGAGGTGTGGCAGCATGACAAAACCGACAAATCCGGCATGGCGTAACGATGACCTGGAAGGTGCCGTGATTGGCGCGTTTTTTCTGCGTGGGGCTGATCCGGAAGTGATGGATATTCTGGCCACGCTTCCGGCGGATGTCTTTTTCGTGCGTCAGTACAGGGATATTTACGCGGGGATTTGCAGACAGGCTCGCGTATCCGGCGTCATTGACCCCGTGCTGCTGTGCAATGAGATGCCGGAACTTGCCCCGGTGATTACCGACACCGGGCGTAAAACCTGGGTGAAGTCTTCACTGGAGCACTATGTTGCAGCGCTGCGGCGAAATGCCGCACTGCGCGATGCAGAAAAAACACTGACCGAAGCATTACAGAATTTACGTGATGCGCATACCTGTGAAGCAGCCGAGGATGCTCTGAAGGATGCGCAGAACATGATGGTCACACTGTCGACAGGAAAGGGCGTCATTCAGCCGGTTCACATTGATGATGTCCTTCCGGAAGTGGTCGACCGTGTTGAATGCCGCAATCAGGGACTGGAGAAATCCAGGGCGCTGATGACCGGTATTGATGAACTGGACGCAAAAACGGGCGGCATGGAGCCTGGCGACCTGGTATTTATTGCGGCACGTCCTTCGATGGGCAAAACCGAACTGGCGCTGGATATCATCGACAAGGTGACTGAGCAGGGGCATGGTGTTCTTCTGTTCACAATGGAAATGGCGAACATCCAGATTGGTGAACGCATGGTATCTGCGGCTGGAGGAATGCCGGTATCACGCCTGAAATCTGTCACTCACTTTGAAGACGAAGACTGGGCACGTTTCTCACAAGGGGTGGGGCGGATGACCGGGCGCAATATCTGGATGGTGGACCAGGCGAACCTGACCATTGACGAGATATGCGCAACAACGAAACACCACCTAATTAAACATCCGGAAACGGCGCTGGTGGTGGTTGATTATCTCGGACTGATAAAAACCCGAACCACGGGGCGTCATGATCTTGCCGTGGGTGAAATCTCAAAGGGGCTTAAAGGCCTGGCAAAATCCGGTGGTTTTCCGTTGATTGCGCTGAGCCAGCTCTCCCGCGGTGTGGAGTCCAGACCCAATAAACGCCCCATGAACTCAGACCTGAAAAATTCCGGAGAAATAGAGGCGGATGCAGACATCATTCTGATGCTTTACAGGGATGAAGTGTACAACCCGGATACGCAGGCCAGGGGCATCGCAGAAATCAATATCACGAAACAACGTAACGGTTCTCTGGGGACGATTTACCGGCGTTTTTATAACGGACATTTTCTGCCTGTGGACCAGGAAAGCGCACAGGTTCTTTCCACCCCAATGCAGCAGCCCCAGCCGCGCAGATACAGCAACAAACGAACTGACAGTAGTAAGATGGAGCGTTTCTTTTGAACAACCAGACGATGACTTTTACCCCTGAACAATTACGTAAACAGGCACAGGAAATGTTGCGACAGGCGGAACAACTGGAAAAAACAGGTGTAACAAAAGATGCCATTCGTCGGGATATGGTGCCGGCGCTCAGGGAACTGATGCAGGCGAAACACCGCGCACAAAAAGCAGTGGATGAGCTGGTGGATTGTGTGGCAGAGCTGGAAACCAAAGTTGGAAAGTTTGAAAAACTGGTGCAGGAGGTACTGCGCTGATGCGTGATATTCAGATGGTTCTTGAGCGTTGGGGGGCATGGGTGGCAAATAACCACGAAGATGTTACTTGGTCGTCCATTGCTGCCGGATTTAAGGGGTTGATTCCGTCAAAGGTTAAATCACGCCCGCAATGTTGTGATGATGACGCAATGGTTATCTGTGGTTGCATGGCTCGTCTGAAAAAGAACAACCGTGACTTGCATGATCTGCTCGTGGATTATTACGTTGGGGGAATGACTTTTATGGCGCTTGCAAGGAAACATGGACGTTCAGATTGCTGGGTTGGTCGTTTGTTGCAAAAAGCAGAGGGGATCGTGGCTGGTATGTTAATGATGTTGGATGTTAAACTAGAGATGGAATGTTAATTTAATTCACATAAATTTGTTTTCTTTATGAGGGGCGAATAACGTCCCTAAACTAGAATATTTTAGCTGTCTTTTTGTTTGGGCAGCATTAGGTTGTTGAGTGGTTTCTGCTATTAAAGCAATTATCCAAATGGTATAAAATATGAAGCTGGGTTATATACTAGCGCTTACTCCATGCTAAGTGAATCCTGATAGCGCTTAAATGCCTCTGCGAAAGCCAGAGCTGCATCAGCATTTGATACCATGTATTCTTCAGTTATGCCTGTTTTGGACTGGAAATATAACTTTCCATAAATGCAAATTGGAATTTGATAGTTATCTTTAAATCGTCGGTCTGGTGAGCCATCTTTATTTGTTTTTGCCCATGTATGTCCAGCTATGCTGACATCACTCGGAACACCATCCTCTTCATGGAACCCTTGATGCTGCGCATTAATTTGTAATACCCGTAAGTCAATCAGGGCAAATACCCCATCGGGGCGGGGAATTACAGCAATGCCGGGATAAAGTAATATATCGTCGCCATTGGCGTTTTCAAATCGCATTGCTCGTCCAGCAAAACGAATTAGATCTGTTGAAGCGAAATCAAATACAACTGGATGACGATCAACTGCTCGTGTAGCTAACGTCCTTTCTGCAAACTGATCTGTAGCTTTATCTGCGGTAATATCCCATTTTTTGATGCTTGATTTTAAAATATCGAAAGCACGAATCATTGCAGCATAAGCCCGTTGTGAGGAATCGTTATTTTCGAAATCAATGACGATTTTAGTGTTATCTTCCCAGGATACAAGACGAGATACTTCTGCTTGTGTTTGTGGTAGCGTTACTTCAAGTTCTGCAATGCGACGTTTATAAAACCATCGAAACAGGCTTGATTTACGTCGAGCCAATTCGCTCTTTTGTCTTGATTCTTCTACAAGAGCTTCTTGTAAGTCCGTTGCTATTTCCGTTCTCTGTTCTCGTGCTTTAACGATCAAGTCTCGTAAAGGTAAAAGAGATGTGCTTGTCAAGGCCTCTACTGAGGCACTAGAGATTTCATTCATGCCTGCTTGTGGCATGTACATTTTTGCATTTGATGGAGTGTTGTCTGAAATTAACCCAAGTGTATGAACAGGAGATTCTATAGACGACGGATTTAGCGGAATGGTTGTGGATGGTTTATCTTTGTATGGTAAATGAGGTGATGTATACGATAAACCAGAACCGGGTAACCCTACAGTTGCTTTAATTCCTTTTGGGTTAACATTAACTGTGGCTCCGGGAACACCAAAACTTGCGCTTACCCCATGTTTACCGATGTTAAGGCGCACTCCGGGGAAAATGGTAAAAGTTTGTCTGAAGCGAAGAGACATAAAATAATCCCTGTGTAGTAATGTCTAAAGTTACATTCCATACTGGCAATAATACTGCGATGAGACACGAGGCTCATTGAGGATTTTTGCATTTTGCTGACATAAATTCTATAGAAATTATGTTGACAAACATTTTACAATCGTAAAAAAACAAATATGCTGTTAAGAGTGGTTACTTCGCCACACTGCTTAAACCTGCCGCCTGGCGGGTTTTTTGCGCCCAAAAAGCGGCACAGGACGTTAAACGCGCTGGTGGTTGCGAATACCGGTCTTTCAGCTTGCTGGCTTTTTAGACAAGAGTTATTGGTATGTCACGTTAACCAGAAAAGGGAAAAAGACATGCTAAAACAGCAGGATATGACCGAAACTGCCAGAGTGGTGTTTAATGAGTTAAGCGTCACCGAACCGGCGACCGTCGGGGAAATTGCGCAGAATACTTACCTTTCACGCGAGCGCTGCCAGTTAATACTGACCCAGCTTGTTATGGCGGGTCTGGCCGATTATCAGTTCGGTTGTTACAGACGCCTTCCTCAGTGAAGGTTTTTTAATTTGTGGTAATGGGCGGCTGGTGGGTGTTAGCGGCACCTGCCAGCCATCTGCCCATGCGTTGGAATCACAAGCAAACCTCAGGCCCATCTGCTTTGCGCAAAAGCGGTATGAGCCTATCAGAGAAGTGCTTATTGATCTATGGTTAATACTGTAAAAATATCCAGTTGTGAGTTAATCAACGCTGATTGCCTGGAATTTATCCAGACTTTACCGGAAAACTCTGTCGATCTGATAGTCACAGACCCGCCATACTTTAAAGTGAAGCCCGAGGGCTGGGATAACCAGTGGAAGGGCGACGATGATTACCTGCAATGGCTGGAGCAGTGTCTGGCGCAGTTCTGGCGGGTACTGAAGCCTGCCGGAAGTCTTTACCTGTTCTGTGGTCATCGCCTGGCATCTGACACCGAAATCATGATGCGTGAGCGCTTTAATGTGCTGAACCACATTATCTGGGCGAAGCCGTCCGGACGCTGGAACGGGTGCAATAAGGAAAGTCTGCGGGCGTATTTTCCGGCAACAGAACGCATTCTGTTTGCAGAACATTATCAGGGACCGTATCGCCCGAAAGATGATGGCTATGTGGCACAGGAGCGCGAGCTAAAACAGCACGTCATGGCCCCGCTGATTTCTTACTTTCGTGATGCGCGTAAATCACTGGGAATAACGTCAAAACAGATAGCGGAAGCCACCGGAAAGAAAAACATGGCTTCGCACTGGTTTGGTACCAGTCAGTGGCAGTTACCGAACGAGGGGGATTACAACAAATTGCAGGCGTTGTTTGCGCGTGTTGCGGCAGAAAAACATCAGCGCGGGGAACTGGAAAAGCCACACCACCAGCTGGTCAGCACATACAGTGAACTGAACCGTCAATACGCTAGCCTGCTGGAAGAGTTCAAATCTTTGCGACGTTATTTTTCCGTATCAGCTGCCGTTCCGTATACGGATGTCTGGACGCACAGGCCCGTGCAGTATTATCCGGGCAAACATCCCTGTGAAAAACCGGCGGATATGTTGCGGCAGATAATTGAGGCCAGCAGTCGCTCCGGTGATTTGGTTGCCGACTTTTTTATGGGTTCAGGTTCAACGGTAAAAGCGGCGATGGCACTGGGGCGTTGTGCGATTGGTGTTGAGCTGGAGACCGAACGTTTTGAGCAGACAGTCAGGGAAG